TCACATGATAAGTGAATGTTGGATGGACGGAGCAAATGGTTATGGTAAACTAAAAATACTACCAACTCCGATGGGACAACTAGTAAAGACAATGCTTGAAAGCGGCGTTAAACTAGGAGTTTCATCGAGAGGTAGTGGCAACGTAAGCGAAAGCGGTAATGGTGAAGTTTCAGATTTTGAAATTATTACTGTAGACGTTGTGGCGCAACCAAGTGCGCCAGGCGCATACCCAACACCGATATACGAACATCTTATGAATAGCAGAGGCGGTTATAGGGCGTTCCAAACATCAAGGGAAGTACAAGGCGATAAACAGGCACAAAAATACTTAAAAGAGAGCTTATTAGATGTAATAAGCAAACTCCGCTAACTAGGAGAGGATATAAAATGTTAGATGCACTAAAATCACTCTTTGAAAATTCAGCACTATCAGAAGAAGTGCGCTCAGAACTAGAAGAAGCATGGAACGCAAAAATTAAAGAAAACCGTTTGCAAGCGACTGCGGAATTACGTGAAGAATTTGCTAAAAAGTATGAACATGATAAGTCAACAATGGTGGAAGCCATTGATGCTATGATGACAGAAAAACTTAGCGAAGAAATTGCAGAATTCCAAGAAGATCGTAAGCAGTTATCTGAAGCAAAAGCAAAATTTGCTATTGCACAGCGTAAAAATGCCAATCTAATGAAATCATTTGTTAGTGAACAACTAGCAGTTGAAATCAAAGAATTACATTCCGATCAAAAAGCAATGGCTGACAAGTTCGTTGCTCTAGAAGAGTTTGTAGTAGAGTCACTTGCTAAAGAATTAGCAGAATTTTACGAAGACAAAAAAGATCTTGCCGAAACAAAAGTACGTTTAGTACGTGAAGGCAAAGCTCACGTCAATAAAGTCAAAAGAGACTTTGTTGAAAAAAGTGCAAAATTGGTATCAGAAACAGTTGCTAAAGGTCTCAAAAAAGAGATTGCAGCACTTAAAGAAGATATTGATCAAGCACGAGAAAATGATTTTGGTCGTAAATTATTCGAGGCATTTGCAAACGAATATAGTCACTCATATCTAAACGAGAAGAGTGAAACTTCTAAGTTAATGAAAGTTGTTGGTACTAAAGACAAACAACTAGCAGAAGCTAAAGAAGCAGCGGCTAAAGCAATTAAACTTGCAGAAGCACAATCACATCAAAATAAATTGATGAACGAAAGTGTAAAACGCAAAGACACAATTAACGGAATGATTGCGCCACTAAGCAAAGATCACCGTGAAATTATGATAGACTTACTGGAATCAGTTCAAACTGCAAAACTACGTTCTGCGTTTGACAAGTACCTACCGGCAGTTATTGACGGCAATACTCCAGCGAAGAAGAAGGCAGTACTAGCAGAGGCAACAGAAGTAACAGGCAACAGAACCCAAACAAATGACATCAAAGCAGACGCAGACCACAATGTGGTTGATCTAAAACGTCTTGCAGGATTATAATAAGGAGAAACCAATGTCAGAACTATTAGAAAGTCGCTGGCACGATACAAAAAGCGCACTTCTTGAAGGCCTTCAAGGCAATAAGAAAGCAGTAATGGCTTCAACGCTAGAAAATACCCGTAGGTATTTGGCTGAAACTGCAACTGCTGGTGCTACATCTGCCGGTAACATCGCCACCCTAAACCGCGTCATCCTACCAGTGATCAGACGTGTTATGCCAACCGTTATTGCTAACGAGTTAGTTGGTGTACAACCAATGACTGGTCCAGTTGGTCAGATTCACACTCTACGTGTTCGCTATAGCGATACAGCGGGTACAGGTGCATCAGGCGCAACAGCTGGTGAAGAAGCACTATCACCATTTAAAATTGCCGAAGCATATTCAGGTAATACAACTAGTGCAAAAGCTGACTCTACAGCAGCACTTGAAGGTGAAGCTGGAAACAGACTAAGCATTCAAATCTTGAAGCAAACTGTTGAAGCGAAAACTCGTAAGTTGAGTGCTCGTTGGACATTTGAATCTGCTCAAGATGCTCAGTCACAACACGGTATTGACGTAGAAGCAGAAATTATGGCTGCTCTTGCTCAAGAAATTACTGCTGAAATCGACCAAGAAGTACTATCAAGTCTAAGTAGCTTGGCTGGTACAGGTACAGATACATATGACCAAGCAGCAGTATCAGGTACAGCAACATTTGTTGGTGACGAACATGCAGCACTTGCAGTTCTAATCAACCGTGCTGCAAACCGCATTGCACAACGTACACGTAGAGGCGCAGGAAACTGGGCTGTTGTATCACCAGCTGTATTAACAATTCTACAGTCTGCTACAACTTCAGCATTTGCACGTACTACAGAAGGTACATTTGAAGCACCAACAAACACAAAAATGGTTGGTACATTAAACAACGCAATGAAAATCTACGTAAACACATATGCATCAGATGATGATGTATTAGTTGGATACAAAGGTACTAGTGAATCAGACGCAGCAGCGTTCTATTGCCCATACATCCCACTAATGAGTTCAGGTGTTGTCCTAGATCCAGGCACATTCGAGCCAACAGTTTCGTTCATGACACGTTATGGATATGTTGAGCTATCGAATACTGCTTCGTCGCTAGGCAATGCAGCTGATTACTTAGAAGAAGTACAAGTTACAACTGGCAACCTAAGCTTCACATAAGTTAATTTAACAATTAACAAAATAGGCCCTACGGGGCCTATTTTTATGATAACTAATTGTATGGATATTAGTGTAGAAAAAACTCCTAAACAAAAATTAAGTCAATACGCAATTGATACTGCTTCGAGTGTAAGCATTACTCATTTGCCTAAAACTGATCTTAGCATTGTTAAGGACGCAGCTATTAGATTAAATGACCAAGCAGGTGCTGCTAAGGCAGTTGCACATATTGGCGCACGTAATTTACAAAGTGAAAGTGAATTACACGAAAACTGTATTGCAATGCGTAAAGCAGGAGTTGATAAAGTTTTGATTATAGGCGGCAGCACATATCAAGGTAAAGTTTATCAAACAGCATACGATGTTAAAACGCATATTGAAGATTACGGTTTTGATATGTATTGCGGAGTATATCCCCAAAGTGAAGAGTATGCAGTAGCAGAACACACAAAGTATATGCACTTCAAAGGTGGAATAAGTCAATTGTGTCTAAACCCTAGATTACTTAATACTTGGGAAAGAAAAACACGAGTTGGCGTAGCTACTAATTGTACATTAGAAGGACTTTGGAAATATGCTAAACTCTGCGGACTAACTGATAGCATATCTTATGCTGTTGGTAATTTACGTGGATTAAGTTATCTAACCTCAAAAGGATTTAATACTGTAAAGTTTGTTAATGATCTAAGAGACATGCCTGTACATTTATATAACTTTGGAAAGTTAGATCAAACACTGTTGCAATTGGAGATGAAATAATGATAGTACAAGGACAAGTTTTTAAATTTGTTGGGATTATGGGCTTAATACGTCCAGACGAAATGGGACAAAATAGAGTTGATGTTTTGTTTAAAAAGCGAGAATACAATCTTAAAATTGGAGACAGAGTTGAATTCGAACCAGTATTAAAAAATGGCAGAAAACATGCAGAAAATCTAAAAAAAGTAGAAAAAATTGGTTGACTTCTACTTGATAGTTTGTTATATTAAGTACATAAGCTAGACGACGGTTTAGATTAGATAGTGCAAGGAACGGTGTTGCGTAGTGACACAACTTGGCTAGTAGCTGTAGTGGCAACATATGAGTGTAGAGATACAAAGATATGTTTTTGGAAGTAACTATCCGATACTAGGCTCCTCCGAAATTGGCATGAGCTACTAGGAGGTTGTTGGTAATCATTAAGTCCAACCTATCACCCTTATTATTAAAAGGTCTACCCACTAATGCGGTAGGCCTTTTTTTGTGAACATTTACCCATTTTATTCTTTTAGATAAATACTAGTGTCAGATAGTGTGCCGCAAGGCGGACTTATGCTGTACCCGCAGCGTAGCTCATAGAACGGGCATAGGACTACTTTTTATAGGAGAAAAAAATGGGAAGACCACTAAACAAAAGATTTTTTGGAGAGCCGACAGCAACAGGCAACGAAATCAAAGTAAATTTTTACAATACTGATAATACAGCAGTTGAAGAAGGACATATTGTTCGTCAAAAAGGCAGCAAGAAGTTTGTAGTTGCTCCATTAGGTGCAAGTGATACTGAATATACTTGTACATTAGTATGGGACG